GTTTGCTCAAGTACACTATGATCATCAGCCTAGTAGTTTAAGCTATACTCAAATTGAAAAAGATTTTCAAAGTGTTGACTCAGGCAATCAGTTTGATTTAGACGACAGTCGTCAGAAGCAAAGCCGATTTGAAAATAACTTCTTCAACAAGCAGTTACAGACTCAGCAACGTCAACAGCAAAGTAATGTTACATTTAACTCTTTGCGTCGTAATGGCTTTAATAGTACAGACTTTAAAAATAAACAACCTTCGACTATAGGTGGTTTAGATGACTTAGTGTTCCCAAAACAGGATTCGCAACAAAACGAAACAATTAATCTTACGAATAAAACTAAACAAATTGTTTCTTTATCTAAAAATGAAATTAGACAAAACCCAGCAGCGCTTGAAAGTGCTCGCAAAACATTACATAGACAAAACTATCAAGCAGCAGGAGGCACTGGCGGATTAGCTGATGCAGATGCTGATTTTGAATCACAGAAAACTAATTCTGTGTTTCTAAATAGTTTAGATACTCAATTAGGATTATAAATGACTATTAACAGTAGCTTACCAGTAGATAATAAAAAGTCTACTCGTTCGAATGATAGAACTGTAAATCAATTCTTTAATACTTATTTTTCAAAAAAATTAGAGTTTGCTTCTAATGAAGTAATCGCAGTGCGAGGTTTCTTTGAAAGAAAAGGGTTTAGCAAAACAGCAGCTGACGCAATTAGTATTGTGTTGTTACAGCAGGCAAAAATTGATGGCGTAAAAGTCTTTGAACTTATTGATACAATGAAGAAGTATGAAACTAATCAACTTTCGGAACTTGTAACTGAAATACTAAACCACAATCGCCTTAACACAAGTGTACTTGGTATTAAAAAAGAAAATACACAAACTACAATTGAAAATAGAAATATACATTTATAATGGCTAACAAGTGGGCAAAAGGTAAATTTATACCAAAGAATCCCCAGAAGTATATGGGCAACAAAGCACCTACATACCGTAGTAGTTGGGAATTTGTGTTCATGAAGTTTTGTGACGAAAACGCACACATCACAGAATGGGCAAGTGAACCTATGCGTATACCTTATATCAACCCTATTAAGCAAAGCAAAACGACCTACTTGCCTGACTTTTTAATTGCTTATAAAGATAAATCAGGAAACCGTATTGTAGAGCTAATAGAAATTAAACCTAAAAAACAGATATTAGGCGAAGCAAGATCCGAGCGTGATAAGATACAAGCTATTATAAATCAAGCAAAGTGGCAAGCAGCTGAAGCATTCTGTGCTCAAAAAGGTATTAAGTTTCGTGTAGTAACTGAAGACGATATATTCCACCAGGGCTCACGTCGTAAATAAATAGTAGTATATAATAGGAACTACTATGACTAAAAAACTTGAATCATTATTTGAATTACCTGAGAATCAAGAAGTAATTGAAGAACAACAGGAAAGTCGAGCCAAAGACGTTGCCGACGAACAATATAAAAAGAAATTAGTTAAAGTTGAAGAAACTGAAGATATCTCTGCGCAAGTAGATAAGATATCAAGTGCGCTACCAAGAGTATCAGGCCTTGGCGCTAAAGCAGATCAAGAGCTAGATGATATTGCAGACAAAGCTATGAGCAGTTACGAAGACCTTATGGACCTCGGTATGAATGCTGAGCTACGATATAGCGGTCGTATCTTCGAAGTAGCAGGCGGATTATTGAAAACAAGCCTCGATGCTAAAGTAGCTAAAATGGACAAGAAGCTAAAAATGCTCGATGCTCAGATTAAAAAGCAAAAGCTAGATCAAGGCAACGTTGAATCTAGCGATACTATCAACGGAGATGACTTAGTTATTGATCGTAATGCGCTACTTGGCAAACTTAAAGATATAGATAAATAGTTTATAGGAGCCTACGATGAAAAACTTTTCTGATTTTTTAACAGAGTCTACTAAGACTTATAAATTTATTGTACGTGTAGCCGGTGAGCTACCTGAAGGATTTAAAGATAGCCTCGAGCGTAGCTTAGATAAGTTCAAGCTATTAAATCTTTCCGCTGTCAAAACAACACCAATTCAAGCAAAGCCTTTAGATTTTCCGCAGCTAACAAACTGCGAAGTGAATCACTTCGAAGCTGAAGTACAATACCCTACAACACCTTATGTGCTTGAGCGATACTTAGTTGATTGTTGTAGTGTTAGTCACAGTTACATTATTGTACGTGGCGAAGGCGATCCGATTGAAGAACAACAGACTGATGAGCCAGGCGACGATGCTCCGTACGAAGCTATTCTTACACAGGAAGACTTGGGCGGCGAAAGCGCACAAGACTCTGTAGGCGAGAACCGTGTAATGGATCTTCTCAAAGAACTTGAATTAGCACGTCAAGAGCGTGATATTGAATACAACGCACCGCAGGGCGACTCTAAAGATATCGCTAATACAGAAAACGACAAACCTATAGTCGGAGGGTAATATGGCTGATATTAGAAAATACTTAGATATCCTAAATGAAGTGGACGAAGACGAATCGTCAGAACCTACGAAGATATTTATAGGCGGGCGTGACACTAATACTGCTTTTGGCCTAATGGGGATGAATCCAGGTGACTATAACAAACAAGATTCAAAAAAGATTCACGAGGATGCTTTAGAGGTACTTGCAAAATACGAACAATACATGATAGCAGGTTCATCTACAGTACAGCAGCTACAAGACAAGCAATATAGATTTAGCGGCACATTTGTTGATGAGTTAGAAGCAGCTAAGAAAAGAGCCGAGGCACGCAGAGACGATCCCGCAGCAGCAGAATTGCAGGATACAGTATACGGGTACGTTCATTTTGCCGAAACTGCTAAACCATGGAACGGTGAACCACCAGTTGAATCTAAAGAATTAGATGAGATGTTAACTGTGATGTTCGGTGAACAGTATTACTTTATGTCTAAAGAAGATATCGCTAAGCGACTTGAGCAAGAAAAGAGTATATTTAAATCTATCGAACTTACTAATTCACCGATGAGCGATGACATGCAAGTTCAAAAAGAAATAGTAGACCGTCTTGACCGTACAGTTAGCGATAACAGCCAACGACTAGTATGGAGTAATATTGGCAAAGAATTAGATTCGGCGTTAGGAAGCAGTGATTCAGAGGCTAGCAGCGGGTCAAACGATCCAGTAGCACCAGGCCGCACAACCACAGACGACGGCACACCGAATGATACAGGCCAAGACCCTGTTACATCTTCTCCAGGCGCAGGCACAGCGCCGTACCGACCTGATGTAGATGTAGACGCAGATCAAGATTTTGACGGCGACGTTGAAGATTTTGGCCCAGGCACCGGCGGCTCGGGTAGAGGCGACGGCAGTAGTGAAGCAGATCGTCGTAATGATGACAGTAAGCCAGCGCCGTACCGACCTGATGTAGATGTAGACGCAGATCAAGATTTTGATGGAGATGCCCAAGACTTCGGTCCAGGTACAGGTGGTTCCGGCCGTGGTGATGGCAGCAGTGAAGCAGATCGTCGTGATAACGACAGTAGACCAGCACCGTTCCAGCAAGACTTTGATGTTGACGCTGATCAAGACTTTGATGGTGATGCCCAAGACTTCGGTCCAGGTACTGGCGGCTCGGGTAGAGGCGACGGCAGTAGTGAAGCAGATCGTCGTAATGATGATGCTAGCGACGACACTGGTGTTGCCGGTGGAACAGGCACTGCTCCTAGCTACAATGTAGATGCAGATCAAGACTTTTACGGCGACGCTGATGGGTTTGGCCCAGGAACAGGCGGAACAGGACGAGGTTCAGGTTCAAGCGAAATGTCTAGAAGAGCAGCAGATAGTGCTACAGGTACAGGACGTGGTAGCGGCAGCGCTGAAACAGGCCGTAGAGCAGCAGATAGTAAGCCTAACAACACTGTTCCGGCAACCGCTGCTGCTCAGCCTAAGTATGATGTAGAACGGGTATTACAACGCAGTGGCACAACTACAAATATGAATGTTTCAAAGTACAGAAATAAAAGTCCTTATGTTATTTCAAACTTCTCTGGTGGAAAAGGAAGAGTTGGTAAAATTTACGGGAAGCAGCAAAACTTAGCTAAATTCTTTCCTGGTAAGACAATTTACACTGAAGCAGCTACAGTTGACCTTAAAGATCATATAAATAAGTTATAGGAGATTATAAATGTCTAGCATGGATATGGCAAAGCTACTAAGCTTGTTCAAAGACGAAGATGATGCACACGAAGCTTCTAGCTGTAGTATGTGCGGCGGCGAGCACGATCTTGAAGAAGAGTGCCAGGTTGAAGAAGATTGGGATAACGGTGCTGATGACACTAGCATAGGCGACATGTCTGACGTTATACGTAAAGGCAACGACCTGCATAAGAATAAGAAATCTTATAAAGCTAAAGCAAGCCCTGGCGACCCACCAGTAGCTGAAGAAATGACCGAACAAGAGTCAAGAATCAAAGCGGAGCTTACAGCACTATATAAATTATAGTATGTCTACCATAAATGATAGTGCGCTTGTAAAAAAGCCGCACCAAAAACAATCTTACACGCAAGAACAAATAGCTCAGCTAATGAAGTGTATGGACCCTGAAACGGGCTATTTGTACTTTGCTAAGCAATTTGCTCACATCCAGCATCCAGTAAAAGGCAAACTATTATTTGATCCTTTTGAGTATCAGCTAAGACTGATGGATAGCTATCACAACTATCGCTTTAACATTAACATGATGCCGAGGCAGACAGGTAAAACTACCTGTGCTGCTATCTACCTTGCTTGGTATGCTATGTTTGTTCCGGATCAAACTATCCTAATTGCCGCACACAAGTACACAGGCGCACAGGAAATTATGCAGCGTATACGCTACGTATATGAGTTATGTCCTAATCATATCCGTGCTGGGGTCACAAGCTACAACAAAGGTTCGATTGAATTTGAAAATGGTAGTAGAATTGTAAGCCAAACAACCACAGGTACTACAGGACGTGGTATGAGTATTTCGCTACTGTACTGTGATGAGTTTGCATTTGTACAACCAAACATCGCAGATGAATTCTGGACGTCTATATCGCCTACACTAGCAACTGGCGGTCGTGCTATTATTACATCAACACCTAACTCAGATGAAGATACGTTTGCGCAGATTTGGAAACAAGCAGAACAAAAGTTTGACGAGTACGGCAACGAAAGTGAAGTAGGTACAAACGGCTTTCATAGTTTTATAGCACACTGGGACGAACATCCAGACCGTGACGACGATTGGAAGGCAGAAGAGATCGGCCGTATTGGCGAGGAACGCTTCCGTCGAGAGTACGGTTGCGAGTTCTTGATCTTTGATGAAACATTACTTGATAGTATGTGGTTAGCAAACGCACACACTAATGACCCTGTAATGAATATGGGCCAAGTGCGCTGGTACAAAAAGCTTGATCCAAAAGCTACATATGCTGTTGCACTTGATCCGAGCATGGGAACAGGCGGCGACTACTCTGCTATTCAAGTATACGAATTACCTTCGTATGAACAAGTAGCAGAATGGCGACATAATACAACCCCTATTCCTCAACAAATACGAATACTAAAAGACATTTGCAAATACATTGCCGACGACGTACCGGGCTCGGCATTGTACTGGAGTGTAGAAAACAACGGCATTGGCGAAGCAGCATTGCTAGTAATACAAGACTACGGCGAAGAGAACATCCCCGGGTACTTTGTAAGTGAGCCAATACGTAAAGGTCATGTTAGAAAGTTCCGCAAAGGATTTAACACTACACACGGTTCTAAGATCGGCGCTTGTACACGACTTAAGACTATGCTCGAAAACGGCAAGATGAAAATACACAGTAAAGTATTACTTGGAGAACTAAAAGGTTACGTAGCTAGTGGCAATAGCTTTAAAGCAAAGCCAGGCGAAACAGACGACTTGATTAGTAGTGTGCTTCTTATTATTCGCATGATGACTGTGTTGAAAGATTGGGATCCGAGAATCTATAGTACGTTTACTACTGTAGAAGAAGATGACGATTACGAAACGCCACTCCCTATATTTGTCAGTCGCAGCTATTGATAAATACTACAATACATTGTAGGATATCTAATGTCTAAATATTTTGATAAATTTGAAAAACGTGTCAACAACGTAACTGCTAAGTTTCTTAACGAGCAGACCACTGATATGTATAACGTGCGTACCAACTTAAAATTTGCGGTTAAAACAGCTAGAAATAAATCGAAAAAATTTAGCTTTAACGAATTAAAAAGTATTTGGTTTGCTATTAATACGTTAGGCACTGCCGCAGCTGGAGAGTTGGTAGGTGTACAAAATCTACCAGTACTGGCTGATTGGGTTAAAATATCACAAGCTGAACTCGTTAATGATGCTAGAGGAACACCGAGTAAAGCGGATATGGAGAAGGTCGGTGTTGATAACAGAACTGACTATTTGAAAAAAGTATACGGCGGTGACGCACAGTTTGCATATAAAGAAATTAATCTTTACACAAAGACTATATTAAATAATCTAGACCAAGAGACGCAAGGAAGAAACTTAGGCACAATTGACAAAACAAAAGACGTTGGCATAGGCTTTACTCTACAGCAACTTGAAAATGCTCTTGCTACTGCCGATGACGCAGGCATTAGTATTGTTGATGCGCTAAGTCAAGAAACAGGGCGTAAACTTAGCAACGCAGACGTTGACGCAGCCTTTGACAAAGTCGACGAGTTAGGCGGGAAAGTTTTCGCCGAGCTTAACATCTTAACAGATCTAGCTGAAAAGAAGATAACAAATTTAAAGAAAGAATATAAAAATCATCCAGAATATGCAACTACGTTTTCTGAGAAGATATTGAGCAGTTTATCATTGTCGGATATATTTAAAACAGATAGCTTAACTATTGCGTATGTAAAGTTACGTGAATGGGCAACCAGCGGCAACCCTTCCTGGCAACAGAAATTAGTTAACTTAATTCCTACTATTGATGCTATTGCTCCTATTGTTAGCGGACTCGAAGATAAGCAAAAACAGTTTGAATTAACACAAGCAGAGCAAGCATTAGTTGACGCTGCTAGGCAAGAAACAGACATTCGCAATCAAGTTCGACAAACAGCAAAAGATAAAGTAGCTAGAGATGACGCAGCAAGCCAAGAAACAGATATTAGAAACGCTATACGCCAAGCAGCTCAAGACGCAGTAGATAGAAGTAAAGCTGGCGAAGAAGAACTTGCTAATCGAAACTTTATACGAGCCGAAGCAAAGCGCATTGCTAAAGAAAAAAACTTAGCCGCTAGTCAAGAAACAGCTATTAGAAACGCTATACGTGATGAAGCCAAAAACGTAGGAGCAAGTGCTATAGCAGCAAGGGACCAAGACTTATACGGTGCCGACGATGACAAGCCATTTGATCCACGTTACGACGCAGATAAAGATCAAGACTTCCAAGGCCCAGATGACGACAAGCCATTTGATCCACGTTACGATGTAGATAAAGATCAAGACTTCCAAGGCCCAGATGACGACAAGCCATTTGATCCACGTTACGACGCAGATAAAGATCAAGACTTCTTGGGTGATCCAGAAACAGGCCCAGAGGGAGGCACTGGTTCGAGTCGTAGCGAGCAAAGCGGTTATCAAGAAATGGCTAAACGTGCGTTTGACCGTGCGCTAGCTAACACCAAAGGACCAACCAAAGGCGACGGAGCATTAGAAACAGCACGTCGTGCTTACGATACTGCTATTAAAAACACACCAGGACCTACAAGAGGCGACTATGGCGCTAGATTAGAAATGTCAAGACGTGCGTTCGCAGCAGCTATGGCTAGTACACTAGACACCGGTCGTGGTGACGGGTTTAACGAAACAGCACGCCGTGCTTTTGACACTGCTCTTAAAACCACACTAGACACTGGCAGAGGCTCGGGCGAATCTCAAATAGATCGCCGCTTTGTTGATAATGTAAAAGGTGAGATGTTTGATTGGATAGCAGTAACGCCGAACCCCAACAGGGCCACTGGGTTTGTTGGCATTGGCGATGATGCCCAAAGTGAGGTCGCCTTTCAGCAGGAAGTTCATAGAGAAATTGGTAATATGTTTAATGACGATCGAGGCGAAGATCGTGCTGAATATGTTAATGCGCTAGTATACAGATTAACTAACGACAGTGAATTGTTAGATCCTGAATTTAGAGAAAAAGCAATTAATAATCTTAAAAGAACTTATGTTAAGTATAAGGCGCAAGAAGATTTCCTTAGTAGTCAAGATGGCAACGATACTTTATACTATGGATTTGATGTCAACGATCTAAAATCTATGGACATGGACGAAAAAAGTCGAAGCTGGTTTGATATTTCTGGGTATATATTTTATACACTACGACTACTAACCCAAGTAGTACCGAACGCTATTCAAACGCACTCAACTAAGCAAAATGTAATTAACGCTAATAAGCCAGTTAGGCTTTCGAAAGAAAGCTTAGATCAGCAAGCAGCAGACATCACTACACGATTATCTCAAGGCGAAGACGCTTCGAAAGATCAAATTGCAGCAAGAGCAGCAGCCGGTGCTGAGGAATTAGCCAACCGCGATGAGATAAGAGACACAGCTCGACAGACTGCTGAGCGAGAACAAGAGCGTCGTAGGACTATTGCTGACCAGCTAAAAACATTTAAAGAAATCGAAGCTAATACTACAAGTAACGAAGCAGCGTTTGACGCTGTAGTTGATATGCTTGACAAACTAATAAGTGACGTTGAAGCAGATGTAGTTGGGACATCGATTAGTTCGTTAGAAAACTTACAAGCAGTTCTTGACGATGAGTACACTAAGCAGGCACAAATTATCAGTAATAGCATTACTGGCAAGGAAGAGTTCGAAGCTCTTGACGAAAGACTGTATAATGTTATAATTCAAAAACAACAGCAGTTTGTTCAAACAATTAACGAAGTTAACAACACACTAAAAGACCAAGCTAGCGGCGAAGATGAAGATATAAACATAGACTACGTGCTAGGCATTGACACTGCTAAGTTTAGAGCAGATATTGATGCGTTTTCTACAGTAAAAAATATGCCTAATGACTTTATCTCTTCGGCAACTAAGCGCATTGAACAGATTGATAGCCTTAGTGACAAGCTACAAAAACGTTACGGTTTGTATACTGATGAGTTTATGGTTTTATATAGAGAAATTCATGAACTAATATTGTCTGTATGGGACAACATTGACGATATAGACTACGACGGGCTTGTTGATCTAAGCGAAGATACAGAAGAACTATTTGAACTATCTCAAACTGGCGATCGTTCTAGTGAAGATCAAGGGCGTGTTGATAGGACATATGCTGCTACAGAAGAGAATCTTGAAAAGATAATTAGCAAGAAAGCACTTAATTTTGCTAAAAGAGTACAAGGCGTTCGTAATGATGTTGTTACAAAAACAAAGATAGACAAGATTGATATTGTCGACGGCGAATTAGTTCTTACGCCCGAAGCGTTTGACGAACTATATAAAAATAAAGATACTGTTGATGATCTAATCGAAGAGTTTGAGGTAATACAAGATTTCTTCGAGACATTAGAAACAGAAGGACCCGAATACTTTACAACAGTACAAGATTTCTTAGACACGCTTGTAAAATTTTATCAGATCACTGACGATTATAAAAAGACTATGACCGGTCCAGGCGGGCGCCAGTCTCCAGACGACGCTTACAAATTCTACTCACAAACATTAAATAAGATTAGAAACCCGGAAAAAGCAGGAATACGCCCTCGACGACAATCGCCAAGCTTGGAATATCGTATAATGAATTTCTGGGAAAATAGAGCGCCTGACGGATTGCCAACTGCTGACCGAAACGGTAATACTAATGATAAGGCTCGTAAATCACAACATCGTGCTGACATTAAGAAGCAGACTCCCGAAAAAACTCAAGAGCTACTAGCTAAGCGCCGCTTCTGGCAAATACTAACTGATAACTTTGTTGATAACCCTCATAAAGATACGTTTATTAAAACCACTAAAGAAGGTATGCGTGTTATTGATACGCAATTTGAAAAAGGTGAAATTAAAGCGTTAGACAGCGCAGGAAAAGCAATAAAATACTTAGATAAATTAAAGGACCAATTCTATGGATAACCTAAACACAGTAGCAGAACAACTGTTTAACAAACTTAGAGGACAGTTCCCGTCTATTACTATCGGCGATGAAAATGCCACTACAACTAATGTTCCAACTGACGCTCGTTTTTATGACTTTGCGTATGCTCAGGGAAATAATAGTTTAGGGCAAGTTAGCTGCTCACTTGATGATGAAAAAATTACAGTAATGTATAGCGACAACCTAGTAGGTGATCAAGACGATCATGTTAGAAAAGATTGGTACGACTTTCTAAAAGATTTACGTCAGTTTGCTAGATCTAGAATGCTTGGGTTTGATGTGCGTAACATTAATAAAACTAATAATACACGTCGTGACTATAAAACACTAGCAGCAAACAAACTACCTGAGGCAATTAATTTAGAAAATTATATCAAGAATCTATAATTTTTTTATTGACAGACTAAGTAATATTGTGTAGTATATAAACTGTGCTACACACTAAAGGCACACACAAAACATATTAAAAGGCAATTGAAAGGCACTTATTATGACATCTCTAGCAGAAATCCGTGCGAAGCTCGCACAACAAGACAACAACTCCGGCGGCAGCAGAGGCCCGAGTGGTCCAAACCCGATTTATCCATTCTGGAATATTCAAGAAGGACAAAACGCAACGTTCCGTTTCCTTCCTGACAGTGACCCTAATAACACTTTCTTCTGGAAAGAACGTTTGATGATCAAACTTCCGTTCGCAGGAATTAAAGGGCAAACTGATAGCAAGCCTTTGATTGTACAAGTACCATGTATGGAAATGTATGGTGAATCTTGTCCAGTTCTGTCAGAGGTACGTGGATGGTTTAAAGACGCAAGTCTCGAAGACATGGGCCGCAAGTACTGGAAAAAGAAGTCTTACATTTTCCAAGGATTTGTAACTGAAAACCCACTAACTGATGACGAAGCTCCAGAAAACCCAATACGTCGATTTATCATTGGTCCACAGATCTTCCAGATTATTAAGCAGGCTCTTATGGATCCTGATATGGAAGAGCTACCGACTGATTATACTCAGGGCATTGACTTCCGTCTTAATAAGACCAAGAAAGGTGAGTACGCAGACTACTCAACTTCTTCTTGGGCACGTCGTGAACGTCCACTAAGTGATGTGGAAATGCAAGCTGTTAATACTCATGGCTTGTTTAATCTTAATGACTTCTTGCCAGCTAAGCCAGACGAAATTGCGGTAAAGGTTCTTACTGAAATGTTTGAAGCTTCCGTAGACGGCGAAGCATATGATGCTGAAGCTTGGGGGTCTTACTTTAAGGCTCCAGGAGTAGCAACTGGTGATCCAGTAAAATCAGCAGCGCCTGCTCCGACGCCTGCTCCGACGCCTGCTCCAGTAGCAGCACCAGTAGCCGAAGCAGCAAGTGATGTACCGTTTGATGTAGACCCTGCTCCGGCAGCAGCGCCTGCTCCAGCAGCTGATGCTTCTGCTAACTCAGCAGACATTTTGGCAATGATCCGTCAACGCCAGCAAGGCTAACAAACTATAGTAGAGCCGAGGCGTTCGGCTCTACTTTTCATTACATTAGGAATAACTCATGACGACGAAGGCTTTTGATCCCTCAAAATTTAGAAAAAGTTTAACTAAATCTATTACAGGTATGAGTTCTGGTTTTAACGATCCTAAGGATTGGATTTCAACCGGTAACTATGCCCTTAACTATCTACTAAGCGGTGACTTTTACAAAGGCATTCCGCTAGGTAAAGTATCAGTATTTGCTGGTGAATCCGGCGCTGGTAAATCTTATATTGTGTCAGGCAACATTGTAAAGTCTGCGCAAGAAAACGGAATCTTTGTAGTACTCATTGATTCTGAGAACGCACTTGACGAGTCTTGGTTAAAAGCGCTTGGTGTTGATACAGGCGATGATAAGATTCTAAAACTTAATATGGCAATGATCGACGATGTTGCTAAAACTATTGCGACCTTTATGGCAGACTACAAAGTAATGCCAGATGAAGATCGCCCAAAGGTTCTTTTTGTAGTTGACTCGCTTGGCATGCTTATGTCCCCAACTGAGCTCAACCAGTTCGAAGCAGGTGACATGAAAGGCGACATGGGTCGTAAAGCAAAAGCACTTAAAGCTCTTGTAACAAACTGTGTTAATATGTTTGGCTCTTACAATGTAGGCATGGTAGTAACTAACCAC